CTCTGGTTACAAACGTCTAATGAAGTACAATAAAACAACGGCTATTCCTTATAAGGATATAACAAATCCTTATGCATACTATGTTTATGCTCCTCATGTGTCATATAATATACCGTCATTTGGTGAGATGTCTGGTACCAATATCCGTAAGGCACTTGGAGACAGAGATGCAAAATTATCAGAATTAAAATCTCGTTTTAAATCTATAATGGGGTGGTTTGACGCGTATATTTTTAATATGGTTATGGAAAAAATGAATACAAACCGCGGAAATATTCGTGAAGATATGAATGATTGGTTTAGATTATTTTCTAATATGACACAAGAACAAGGTTCATTATTTTTTAATATACTTAAAAAAGAATATGGTGATACGAAAGATTTATTACCAATAATACAAAAGTTTGTTAAGGGTAAATCGTTGACATCGGATGAGAAAAAAACATTCCAAACCCAAATAAAAGATATTTTCAAAATAATGGGACTTGGGGCAATAGCTGCAATACCAATACCAGGGACAATGTTATTAATACCACTTATTGTTCAATTGGCAAAAAAACTAAATATAGATTTACTGCCAGAAGTAAAAGAACAAACATCTTTAGAATCACTTCCTGTTGTCAAAAGAGAATTTTGGGATAAAGTTTTTGAGGAAATTTTAAGAGAAGACTCACGTCAATTGCTCACTTGTGGTGGAGTTGCAGGACACATGACTCATCCATTCGAAGACATGGGACTTACGTTCGGTGATATGAAAGAAATGTTCCGTCTTGGTTTATCTGGAGAAATTTCAGTTAAAGGTGCACCAACAGAAAAACTTGATGGTCAAAATTTGTTCGTTACTTTCAAAGACGGTAAGCTTTATTCTGCAAGAAACAAAGGTGATATCAAATCGGGTGGTATGGATTACAAGTCTATAAAAACAAAATTTAGTGGCCGCGGCGAAATAGAAAAGGCATTTACATATGCCTTCCGTGATTTAGAAAAGGCAATACAAAAATTAAGTCCAAAACAACAAAACATGATTTTTAAAGATGGAAAAGCTTGGATGAATCTTGAAGTTATGTATCCAGGCAGTGCAAACGTCATAAATTATGATGGCGCCTATATTGTTTTTCACGGAGTTTCTTTATATAATGATAGTGGCGAAAAAGAAAAAGATTATTCAGAATATGCAACTATTCTCGCTGGTATGATTAAACAAGTTAATGCAAATACACAAGAAACTTTTAGTATCACTAAACCTAAAAAATTAACAATAGGTACGGCAAAGAATTTTCAACAAAAGTTGAATGGGTTTATAACTAAACTAACATCACTTCAAAATAAAATGCGTTGTAGTGATGATGATACACTTGGGGTGTGGCACCAAAGATGGTGGGAAAAATACATAACAAACCAAATAAAAGAGATTGGTGGGACACTAGAACAATCTGAATTAGAAGGACTTGTGAAGAGATGGGCATTTTATGACAAGTCTTTTGCTTTAAATTCAAAGAATATTAAAGATACTAATGTATTGAGTTGGGCAAAAAATTTGGATAAGACGGGTGTTGGTACACAGGTTAAAAAGAATATGGAACCATTTGAATCTCTTGTTCTACGATTTGGAGCAGAGGTTTTACAGAATGTTAGTGATGTTATGGCATTAAACCCTGAAAAAACATCAGAAAAAATAAAACAAGATGTGGAGTCTGCTATACAAACACTTTCAACCTCAAAAAATGTTGAAGACATGAAAGTTCTTGACACACAATTGAAACGAATAAAAGCTGCTGGTGGATTAAATAAGATTGCTCCATTAGAAGGAATCGTTTTTAATTTTAACGGAAAAACATATAAACTAACTGGTGCATTTGCGCCAATTAATCAATTGCTTGGTTATTTCAAATTCAAGTGATATTTATAATAAATTGGTTTCATTCATTTTTGGTGGTATATGTCTGATATAAAAATTGATAGTGTACGGGATATTGAAAAACTTATTCAGGGAACTCATGAATCCCAAAATACAATTCAAGTTGGATTTGCGGGTGAAGTTGAAGAGAGGATTGCAAGAAAAGTTGGTGATAAATGGAAAGACACGGATGGAAATGAATGGGAACAAAAGGATGGTTATAGTATAAAGTTGGGTAAGGAATGGCAACAAGAACTCCATGAGTATTTAAAGGGGTTTCAAAATTGTCCAAAAAAAACTTGTACTTGTACTATGCCTAAAAAGTTAGACGAAAAGATGAGAATGGTGCATGGAATGTGTTTCGACTGCGTTGTAGATATGGAACACAAAATAAAGTTAGAAGGAAAATGGGACGAATATCAAAAACAAAAAATAAAACAAAATGCTTTAGCTTGGTTAAAAGAAGCTGAAAGAGATAAAAATCTGATAGCTGACGAACTTTCTAAAGCGGAATTTGCAAATAGTTTCGGTGATGTTGAAAAATGGTCAGGTGGTCTGACAAAAGAACAACTCCTACAAAAAATAGAGGACGAGTTCGAACAATTTAGAAAGGATTTTATTCAAAAATTGGAGAACCCAAATGATGGATCAACTTAAAGCCGGTTTATCATCTATGATTTCAGATGTAGACGGATCAGTGTCATCAAAAAGAGTTGTTACGTTTTTATGTGTACTTGCCATGTTAGTTACATGGGGTGCAAATCTTTTTGCTGGACTTCAAATCACAGAGTTTATCTTTGAAGGTTTGATGTATATTATTATCGTCGGTCTTGGTGTTGCAACAGCTGAAAAGTTTTCTCGTAAGGGTTCATCTGCACCAACAAATGTTGATTCATCATCTATAACATCTAACGTACAATAATGGGAATTATGGAATCTGTTGTAATAGAACGTGCCGTTCCAACGAACAAATCACTTTACAATAGTGTAAAGTCACGTATAAAGAAAAAGTATAAGGTGTGGCCGAGTGCTTATGCCTCGGCTGCGCTTGTAAAGGCTTACAAAGCTGCGGGTGGTGGTTATCGTAACGAATCACTAACATTAGAAAATCCAGAATATGTTTTAGATGGGTATAACACGGGATGTGATGGGAAAATTACAGAACTTCATTTTGTTTTAAAAGAATCTAATTCAGCTATTTTAGGTGAAGCTGAATATCGTGGACGTAAAGTTTCACTTGGTAAACCTTTTAGAACACCAGGTGGCCCAAAGAAATTTTCTGTATATGTTAAAAAATCAAATGGTAATGTTGTAAAGGTAAACTTTGGACATAAAGGAACTGGTGGGGCAAAGACAATGAGGATTAAAAAATCAAATGCTGCTCGTAGAAAATCATTCCGTGCAAGACACAGATGTCACACTGCAAAGGACAGAACAACACCAAGATATTGGAGTTGTAGATTCGGTTGGCCATCATCTGGCAAAGGTGCAATAGATAAGACGTAAATATGAATGTTGAATTGTTCAAATCGACTCTACGTCCTTATTGGAGTTCGTGGGGTGTTAACGATTTAGATGACGCTGCTGATAAAATAGCAACTGCATATGAACTTTCAAACATTGGAGATACCGCACCTTTTTTCGGTGCAAAACTCATCAAGGGTGATAAAGATACACTCAAACAATTTCTGTCACTTGGATTACAAGTAAATTTCTATCTCACATCAGTTGGTAAAGACGATGTTGAACCCGGATTTACTCTTATGGCAACAGGATTTTGTCTTTATTGGTTGAAGGCAACTTGGTCTCCTGTTCCACCCATGCCACCGATGATTGCACCAACATCAGGTGTTCAGGTATTATTGCCAGGTTTGCCAAAACCATTAGATTCACAATTAAAAAGTACGTTTAAACATAAACAAAGCGAAGAAGCACTTTCAGACTTTGCTAATGCATTGGTTACACATCTTTTAACGGTTGCCGGGATTTATAGTGGAATTTTTTATCCACCTGGATCTCCTTCACCTGTACCGCTTGTTTTGCCTTGGGCTGCACTTTTAAGTCTACCAAGTCTTTCACTAAAAATACCAGATTTATTAAAAAATCAAGATACAGATGGTGATGGTATACCAGACTATCTGGACCCTGATATTGACAATGATGGAATACCGAATGAAAAAGATGATGATATTGATGGTGATGGTATTCTTAATAAAGATGAACCTGGAACTATTAAAGTAAATACTGGTTCTGGTACTGGTAGTGGAACCGGTGGTGGCGGTAGTGGAACCGGTGGTGGTGGTAGTGGAACCGGTGGTGGCGGTAGTGGAACCGGTGGTGGCGGTAGTGGTACTGGAGGTGGTGGTAGTGGAACCGGTGGTGGCGGTAGTGGTACTGGAGGTGGTGGTGGAAAAAAATATATTTCTATTGATGATGACACTGCAAAAGTATTTGAAGAAGAAACTAAAAAAGTTTTTGATGATAATAATCCTTTCGGTTTAACAATTGATTTGGAAAAGAAAGATTTTGCATTACTCACTATAATAGTTAGCCTACATGAATCCGTGATAGCACTTCAAAATGGAGATGATGAATATCAATTTGCAATAGGATTAATATTAGACAATGCGGCAGCTGATAGTAGACTGGGTGGGTCACAACCAAATCTTCCACGTAGTATTTATAACGGAGACGGGTATAGCTATAGAGATACCATAGAAACTGATAATTCTGTTTTCTTTGGTGGGCCAATAACTTCTCCAAAAATGAGAGGATTGGAGTTAATGAAAACTCCATATTCCTATAGATTGGGACAAGCTATAAATAATGCACTTGATTTTTATGTTAAAAAGTGGTATAATGGTAAACTACCAAAAGAACTTAAAAATGTTCATTTGCAGTTAAGAGATAATTATAATGATGCAACTTTACAATATGGAACTCCAAAATTTGTACCACTAAATAAATTTAAAACTTTGAAGTAAAGATATTTATTACTATGACACCTTGTCAAGAACATATCGAAAACAATAAATACTACGTCTATGGTTTGGTAAATCCGATAGATGGTGAGATTTTTTATGTTGGAAAAGGTTCTGATAAAAGGGCGTATGACCATTTAAAACCATCAGGTTGGGGGAACAATTCGCATAAATTAAACAAGATAAAAAAAATTCGTAAAAATGGAATGGAACCTCAAGTTGTGTTTCTTTATGAAAATCTTGATGAAAAAATGGCGTTTAATATGGAAATACAAGAAATAAATCGTTTGAAAAAAGAAGGCGTGAATTTAACAAATATGACAAACGGCGGAGATTGTGGCCCAATTAGATTTGGAAAAAGAAATAAATCAGAACGTAAAGTAATATCAGAAAAAACAAAAGAGGCCATGTGGGTATCTGAAATTCGAGAAAGACATTTGAATTCTATTCGTATCGAATCAAATAGAAAAAAATTATCTGAAAATCAGATTAAAAAGCTAAATTCTAATAAAGAATGGTATGAAAAATTTACAAAATCGAACTACAAAGAAGAATACAGAAAGCTGAAAGTAATAAGAAGTGATGGAAAAATTTTTAATTCGGTTGAAGAAGTTGCTAAGTTTTATGGGACGAGGTTAAACGTAATAACTCGTCATTTAAGTGGAAAACGAAAAACATATAAAAAATATACATTCAAATATTTAGACATATGATACTAACTGAACAAAATAAAATCGTACTTAAAAAAATAATTCGAGAATATGTAAAGAGTTATTTGATTGAAGGAAAGAAACCTTCCGGTGGTTTGACTAAATGGTTTCGTCAAAATTGGCGGGACATTTCTAGAAAAACAAAATCGGGTGGTCATCCTGCTTGTGGTGCATCCGCCGGCACAAAGGCGAGAAAAGGTGGTAAACGTGCTTATCCAAAGTGTGTTCCTGCCGCAAAAGCCGCCAGTATGTCATCGAAACAAAAGAAAAGTGCCGTAACACGTAAACGTAAATACGGTTCAACCCGTCGCGGTAAAGCAAAAATGGTATCAACTAATCCGAGTAAGTAACATGATAAAAAGTATTATTTCAAATATTATTGTTCCAGTAATCGCTGTTGGTGGTGTAGCCATGGCTATTTACAACTCAATGTTACTAGATGATACAGTCAAAGAAAATATGAGAATTGCTGATTCACTTCGTGCAGAGGTCAACAAGTATCATCAACAGTATGATAGTTTGTTAGTGGTTGCTAATAAGTTAGATACTCAAATCGCAGACCAAGAAAATAAGATAGATTCACTCAAACATAAACCGCCAATAATCATCAAAACACCACAGATAAATAACGCAGATTCGGCGGTACATTTTCTAAAAGATTTTATCAAGGAGTAATATGAAATGGATATTACCAATTTTATTCATTCTTGCATTTACTACATCAAATGGACAATCCAAAGACTCAGTTCTTTGTTTACCAAAAAGTGATGTACTAACATTAGCCAATAAGATTCAGTTATTAAAAGATTCTGTAAATAATCAGTTCAATACAATTAACTGGCAAAAGAATATCATCGGAGAACAAGATACTCTTATTGGACAACAAAAGAAAAGATTTTCTCTCTATGAAAGTCAATTGGAGAACCGTCAAAATGTTATCAACACGATGGAACTTGAAAACAAGAAACTTCGTGAAACGATTGATATTCTCATGCCAAAATGGTACGATAACAAGTGGTTATACTTTGGCGGTGGTGCCGTGGTTACTGGTATCATTTTGGGTCTGGTGATGTAATGATTCCGCATAATAAAACGTTACGGGATATAATAAAAGAGGAATATGTAAAGTGTGCGGCAAATCCTGCTTACTTTATGAGAAAATACGCCAAGATTCAACACCCTGTCCGCGGTAAGATTCTATTTGAACTATGGGACTTTCAGGAAGATGTTCTTCGTGACTTCCAAGACCACAGATACAATATCTGTCTAAAATCACGTCAGTTGGGTATATCTACCCTTATTGCTGGTTACTCACTTTGGTTGATGTTATTCCAAACTGACCAAAATATTCTTGTTATTGCAACAAAACAAGAAACCGCAAAGAACCTTGTAACAAAGGTTAGAGTTATGTATGACAATCTTCCTTCGTGGTTGAAAACCGCCGTTGTTGAAGATAACAAACTTTCACTTCGTTTCAAAAATGGTTCACAGATAAAAGCTGTCTCAGCCGCGGCCGATGCTGCTCGTTCGGAAGCTCTGTCTCTTCTTATTATTGACGAAGCCGCCTTTATTGAGAACATCGAGGAAATATGGACCTCTGCACAGTCTACAATCAACACAGGCGGTAGCGCAATTATCAACTCGACTCCGAATGGGGTCGGTAATTTTTATCACAAGCAGTGGGTCAATGCAAAGACTGCAAGAAGTGCTTTCAATCCAATCTTTCTTTACTGGACAGTTCACCCTGAACGTGACCAAGCTTGGAGAGACCAACAGGATGTCATTCTAGGCCCTACACTTGCTGCACAGGAATGCTTTACTGGGAATGTACGTGTCATAACAAAAACTGGTTGGGTTCCAATAAAAGACATACAAGTGGGCGACGAGGTTTTAAGTCACACTGGTAAATTCCAAAGAGTCATTCGAAAATATGTTGACGATAAAAACAACTTGTATCGAGTGAAAAGTTCACGAAACCATAAACAAGATTGCTATGTTACATCCAATCACCCGATTGCTGTAAAAAATGGTGACAACATAGATTACATAGAAGTCAAAGATTACAACAAAAAAATGGGCGGCATATTGTCTCCTGAGATGAATCTTACGGATTCAACTGTTTCTCTTGATTTGTATGATATAATCAAACCAAAATACTTTAAAAAGATACTTTGTGATGATGGAAATTCTTTCTTCATAAACGATAGAAAACATAAAGTTGTTCACACCCGTTATGTTAATGTTGGTTATGATTTGGGATATTTTGTTGGACTTTATCTTGCAGAAGGGTCTGGTTGCCGATTGAGAAAAACATTCTCATTCAATGCACTGACAGAACAAAATTCATGGCCAACTGACGTGCAGAAAATTTGTTTTGATTTGTTTGGGATTCAAAACACACAAATACGGGTTTTAAATCAATCAAATGGTCAACTCAGTGTTACATCTGAAATAATTGCAGGGGTAATTGATAAATTTGTAGATGGTAATCGGGCTTGGAAAAAAAGATTATCTAAGTTTGCGTATTCCGTTGGCAATAAAGAATTTTGGCGTGGAATACTCGATGGAATATTTGTGGGTGATGGTTGCAATACAACAACCACAAATCATGCAATATCCATAACATCATCAGAACTCATATATGATGCAATTTATGCGAGCTATGTGACAAATATCTTCGGAATTTCCTCAACGATAAATGAATCGACGGAAACAAAGATTCAGAAATTAGGGTTCAGAGATAAAAATAGCGAATTACATTCAAAGTCAACTTTGCGGTTTTTAAACACGAAGTACACAGACACATTAAAGATAACAGAGAACACAGAAAAATCTGATGACGCAAGTATCACTTGGAATTTTGAATCAATCGATCCTTCAATAACCAAGACTGTTTACAATCTTGAAGTTGAAAACGATAACACGTATGTTACTGAATTTGGTTTGGTTCACAATTGCGACGGCGATTTTTTGTCATCGGGTAAATCTGTTGTTGATGGTAACATCATTGACTGGTATCAAAAGACATACGTCACAGAACCAAAAGAAAAGCGCGGTGCTGAAAATGGTTTATGGATATGGGATTACCCCGACCCATCAAAGTCATACATGATATGTGCTGACGTTGCCCGTGGTGATGGAAAAGATTACTCTGCCTTCCACGTTATAGACATTGAAAATGTAGAACAAGTTGCAGAATATCAAGGACAACTCGATACAAAATCTTACGGTAATCTCTTAGTATCACTTGCCACAGAATATAACGATGCCTTACTTGTTGTTGAAAATGCAAACATTGGTTGGGCCGCAATCCAACAAATAATTGACCGCGGTTATCCTAATCTCTATTACACATACAAAGAAGATGGTTATACAGATCCGTCGGTACATATTCCAAAAGGATATGACCTCAAAGATAAATCACAAATGGTTCCTGGATTTACAAATAGTTCAAAGACAAGACCTCTTATTGTTTCAAAGTACGAGATGTATTTCAGAGAACGAGTTCCTGTTATCAAATCAAGTCGTCTTGCAGAAGAAATGTTCGTATTTATTTGGCACGGTGGAAGAGCCGAAGCTCAAACAGGATATAACGATGATTTGGTAATGTCATTTGCTATTGGTCTTTGGGTGAGAGATACTGCCCTAAAACTACGTCAAGAAGGTATGATGAAAACAAAGTTGGCTCTTGATTATATGCAAAAGTCAACAACAATCTTCAATACCGCAAATATGAAAGATAAAAAAACAGAAACCGGGTGGACTCAACAAATCGGTGGTAAAAACGAAGATTTAAGATGGTTGTTATAATTTAATTTTAATGATACTAAAACATACTTATATGTATGGACTAAACTAACAGGTGTAAAATGGCTGAAAAGAAATCAATTTTTGATAGGTTAAAAACCCTTTTTTCAACTAACGTTGTAGTACGAAACGTTGGTGGTAAAAGACTTCGTGTAGTTGACACTGCACGCTATCAAGCAGACGGAAACCCACATACTTCAAAGGTAATTGACCGTTATGGTAGATTGCACGGAACTCGTGGAACTCCTATTTCTGTTTACAACCAGTATAACTCATTCTCTGCAACAAAGATTGACCTTTATACTGACTATGAGGCAATGGACACAGATGCCATCATTTCATCTGCTCTTGACATTTATGCCGATGAATCTACTCTAAAAAATGACGTTGGCGATGTTCTAACAATTCGTTCTGATAACGATGATATTCGTAAGATTCTTAACAATCTTTTTTATGACGTTTTAAATATTGAATATAATCTATGGCCTTGGGTTCGTAACCTTTGTAAGTACGGAGACAACTATCTTTATTTGGACGTAAAAGAAAACATCGGTGTAACTAATGCTGTTCCGTTTTCTCCATACGAAATGCAACGTAATGAAGGAACTGACCCTGAACATATTTACATGACAACCTTTATTTATGAAGGTCCACTTGGAAAAGGTGAATTTCAAAATTATGAAGTTGCTCACTTCCGTCTTCTTGGGGATACAAACTTCTTACCATATGGTAAGTCAATGTTAGAAGGTGCTCGTAAACTTTACAAACAACTTGTTCTTATGGAAGATGCGATGTTGATTCACCGTATTATGAGAGCTCCTGAAAAGAGAATATTCAAGATTGACATTGGTAATATTCCGCCAGCGGAAGTTGATCAGTATATGCAAAATATTATCAACCAAATGAAGAAAACACCATTCATAAATGAACAGACAGGTGATTATAATCTTCGTTATAATATGCAAAACCTTCTTGAAGATTTTTATCTTCCTGTTCGTGGTGGTCAAGCTGGGACTTCAATTGAAACTCTTTCTGGTCTTCAATATCAGGCAATCGAAGACGTTGAATATCTAAAAAGTAAAATATTTGCTGCTCTTAAAGTACCTAAAGCGTATCTTGGTTATGACGAATCACTTGAAGGTAAGGCAACTCTCGCTTCTCTTGATATTCGTTTTGCCAGAACAATCGAAAGAATTCAACGTATTGTTGTTTCTGAACTAACAAAGATTGCTATCGTTCACTTGTATGCTCAAGGTTATGAGAATTCAGACCTTGTAAATTTTGAACTTTCTTTAACTGGTCCGTCTATCATATACGAACAAGAAAAGATTGCTCTTATGAGGGAAAAGGTAGACCTTGCCGGATCTTTGATTGATAAAAAATTACTGTCCATGAAATACATTTATTCAAATATCTTTAATCTTTCAGAAAGTGAAGCTGAATTTGAGAAGAATGAAATCATAGAAGATATTAAACTTCAATTCCGTCAAAAACAAATTGAAAATGAAGGAAACGATCCAATGGTAACAAAGGAATCATATGGTACACCACATGATTTGGCATCTATGAATATTTATGGTGGTAGAAAACAACAGACTATAAATGATGTAGAAATACCAGATGGTGGATGGCCGGGTGCAGGTAGACCACCCGAACATCGTTCCAATTATGGCACAGATGACAGTCCATTTGGAAGAGACCCCATTGGTAGAAAAGATGTTGCTGGTACATTAAATGTCAATCTTTCACCGAAACATAATTATAAAGGTGGTAGTCCACTGTCTATGGAATCAAAAACAAATCAAAAAAATGTATTGACAAAAGAAATACTCAATACTTTGGATAAGATGTCTGGTGTAAAAATTAAAACAAAAGGTGTAATATCTGAAAGTTTAAAACCATTGTCTGATTCCAAAAAAGATAATGTTGGAATACTTGATGAGACGAAATTATTTGAAGAAATCTAAATTAATTTGATATTTATCTTATGAAGGATTATATTTAACGGGTAACATACATGAAAAAAATTAAACATTCTAAATTTAAGAATACGGGGATGTTATTTGAACTTTTAACGCGTCAAATAACATCTGATATTATTTCTGCAAACGAATCTGTTGCCACTAATATATTGAAGAAATTCTTCAACAAGAATACTGAACTCATAAAAGAGTACGGTTTATATAAGACATTGGCTGAAGAAAAATTTGCATCTGAATCAAAATCAAATATGCTAATTGAAGCCGTATTAAAAGCTCGTAAGAAATTAGATAAGACGAAATTAAAAGAAGAAAAATATCAATTGATTAAGACTATAAATGAAAGTTTTGACATTGATGCGTTCTTTCAAACAAAGGTTAGTAACTATAAACTTTTGGCTTCAATTTATAAAGTATTCGAATATACCGAGTTAGATAATCCTTCAGAAATAACTCGTTCAAGAATAACAATCATAGAAAATATGATTTCCGATAAGAAAACTACACTTGTAGAAGATCAAAGAACAATATCATCTGAATCAAAAGAAATTAGACTAATGACCTATAAAATTATGGTTGAAAAATTTAATAACAAATATGGTGAACTTTCGTCTGAACAAAAATCAATTCTTCGTGAATACATAAACAATGTAAGTAATGCGAATAACTTGAAGGTATTTGTTCAAAATGAGGCGTCACGTCTTAAAGAAGTTTTAACAAGTAAAACAAAAAAAATGTCTGATAAAGCTACTCGTATTAAACTAACAGAAGTTATAGAATTGTTAGAACAGTACAAGTCTATAAAAAATATCGAAGAAAATCATATATCCGCTTTGATGCGATATTATGATTTGGCAAATGATTTATAATGGAGTAAACAATGGCAGTCCAACCATACGATTATCCTGCAAGTCAGGCAAATGAATTTGAAAGAAAAGGTCATCCTGGTAAATTTTTACAGTCTATTGCTTGTTCATCGGGTACAACAACTATTTTTACTGGCTCTTATTTTGGTGTTGGTGGACTAATTGTACCGAATGGGTGTACTGGAACTGCATCATTATCACTTGGTGGGGATATTTCTTTGGGTTCTTTATCAACATCTAGTCCTGTTATACATGAACTTTCTTTGTTTAGTTTAAAGGTAGATGGTGGTGGGCCTGTATATGCTCTCGTAAGAAATCAACTTGTGAGGTAATAACATGAACGTAGAAAAATTCATAAGACAACTGAAAGAATCTGAATCATACAAAAAATTCAGAGATGAAATGAACGAAATGAGTACAACTGGAGCGGTAGCTGGATATGATACTCCAAAGGCATTTGCTCCACAAGATTCGGAAGGTAAATCCGAATTTGATGCAAAAACAAAAGATAATGCTGAACAATTTGGATATAAGATTGTACCGAAATCAAAGCGTAAACAATCAATATCTTTTGATGATCTCGTAAAACAAGAATCTGTAACTCCTAAAAGGGGTAAAAAATTAAATGAAACATCAACAACACTTGGATTTGCACAAATGAATATAGGTGAGGCATTTATAGAAAATGGTATAAAACAAACAGCTAAAAAACAAGATTCTATGTATAAGCAGGCAATGAAATCGCTCTACGAGGGATCGTATAAAGAATATAAAGGTGATAAAACAAGAACAACGTCTGAAAAAATTAATTATTCAATCAAAGAATTAAATCAGGCTCTTCTTCAAGTCGAACGTGCAGTTGGCCATGCTCTTCGTCTAAAAACAGAAATGGCCGTAGACCAAAGAACATTTTGGCGTTCTTCACAAGGTAGATTGACAAAAATCGGTGAAAGATTAAACAGAATTGGTAAAAAAATAAATGAATTGGGTGCGTAAAAATGAAACAACTTCTTGTAGATACAATACTTTTTGAGGTAACACCACAGCAATTACGTGAGTCGGCGGAAAACAACAATGGAAAAATTGTTGTTTCTGGTGTTCTACAAAGAGCTGAAGTAAAAAATCAAAATGGTCGTGTTTATCCAAAGAAAATTCTAATTAGAGAAGTAAAAAAATATCAAGAAAACCAAATAAAAGAAAGAAGAGCTCTTGGTGAACTTGATCATCCAGATTCATCTGTGGTGAATCTTCGTAATGTCTCACACAATGTACTTGAATGTGATTGGCAGGGTAATGACGTTGTTGGAAAAGTAGAAATTTTACCAACACCATCAGGAAACATTCTCAAGAATCTTCTTGGTGCTGGAATTCGTCTTGGTATATCATCAAGAGGACTTGGCTCGGTCAAAGAAATAAATGAAAATACAGTAGAAGTACAAGATGATTTTGAATTGATTGGTTGGGATTTTGTTTCGAATCCGTCAACTCAAGGTGCATTTATGTACCCCGCTGGTGGTGGTGAAGTTGTTGGGGAAGGTCTTATTAAAGAAGGTATCAGTCTTAAAACAATTAAAGAAATTGATCCAAAAATCAAAAGATTAAATGAAAACATTACAAAGATTATTTGTGAAATTGGAAACTATTGTGAATGTATTTTTGATGGAGATAACTGATGCCGGCATTATCTAAAAAACAACAACAATTTATGGGACTCGTTCTTGCTTACAAGCGCGGTGAAGTTCCTGCGTCAAAAGTTAGTAAGAATGTAAAACAAGTTGCCGCTTCAATGTCTGAAAAAGAACTTGAAAAGTACGCTGGTACAAAACACAAGGGACTACCAACAACGGTAAAAAAAGAATCTTCATTCAAAATACCAGTGGCTGAACTTCAAAAAATAGTACAGTCTGCTGTATCAGAAGTAATTTCAGAGTCAATGCACGAAAAAACTTCCGGCGAACAAACTGAAGAACGTAAATTTACAGCTGAAGAGAAAAAGGAATATTTAGAAGCAATTGCACAGTTCAATGAATATGGAAAAGACATTTATCGTTCAAATAAACTCGTAGAGACTGCAAAAAAGATTAAAGACATAGTTGAATTTGCTTCAAAACATATTATGGATGAGTCGGGTGATTGGTTTGATAAGGTCACACTCGGTAGACACTCTAAAAAGATGAATGAGTCTTTGAAAATTTTCGAAAAAACTGCGAACGAAATGTCAAAATTACAACAAAGAATGGAAGCCATCTATGAAGAAATCGGCGAAACACTCGGTAAATACTACGATATAAGATAATAGAAAAGGAAAAGGTTATGAGTAATCAAGTTAACAGTTCAAATCCAAAACCAGCACACGTCAAGGTTAAGGGAAACGGGATGAATATCGACCTTATGTTAAAGATATTCAAAAGAAAAGTAAAGGATAGTGGTATTCTTGAAGAGTATAAACGAAGGACAGAATACATTAAACCGTCCGAAAAAAGAAAAGATAGAAAGAATGCGGCTATAAAAAGACAAAGAAAATTGGATAACGAACAAATATAATAGTAAAAATACTACAAAAAATCACATAATTCAAAAAATTATGTGATTTTTCATTTTTAGAACATATTTATTTGTACAATACTCTATTATTATAGAGTTTATTATTATTTTATGTTTGATTAGAGTTGTCAATAACCCTAAAACTAGTTGGAGAATTTTTATGACAGATTTGCTCAGAGAAGCTATCGCAGATGCTAAGGCAGTTCGTGAAGTCGCACTTGCCAATGCTAAGCTTGCTTTAGAAGAAGCTTTCACTCCACGTATTCAATCCATGATTGCAAACAAACTTTCAGAAGAAGCCGAAGCCGAAGAGGATGAAATGGAAGAAGGATGGAATGAAGGTAAAGAATATGAGATGGAAGAAGGCGAAGAGGAACACTCTGACATGGAAGAAACACACTCTGAAGAAGAACCAGTAGGTGAGGCAGAAGAGGGTGAAGAAACTATGGAAGAAGAGGAAGAAGAATATCACGTAGGCAAAGGTGAAGGTGAAGGTAAAGAAATGCCTGAACCACCAGCAGACGATGAAATGGATTTCGGTGGAGAAGAGGAAGAAGAGCCAATGGACGAAGACCTTATGGAAATCATCCGTCAGCTTGAAGAAGAACTTGATTCATCGGAAATTGGTAAGGGTGACAACAAAGAACCATCAAAGACTGCCTCTGATGACCACACAGAAATGGAGAAGGAAAAACTTGTTCAAGTGGTTAATGAAGAGGAAGAAGAAGAAAAGGTAGAAAAAGGTGAAGAATCGGATGACGTAGACATTCAAGAAATTATCCGTGCTCTTCGTGAAGAAGAGGAAGAAGAGGAAAAAATTCATGAAGAAGAGGAAGAAAAAGTCCATGAGAAAGAAGAAGAAAAACTCAAGGAAGCTTACGCCGTCATTCAATTCCTCCGTGAAAAGTTAAATGAAGTTAACCTACTTAACTCAAAACTTCTTTTCTCAAACAAGTTGTTCCGCTCTTATTCTTTAACAGAGTCACAAAAGATGACAGTTATAGAGAATTTCGATCGTGCAGGTAGTTTGCGTGAAGTCAAGTTGGTTTATGCTACACTCGCTGAGTCTTTAAGAGGTCAGGTAAGTAAGATTACAAAGACTTCTAAGAAGTCACTTAAGGAGTCATTCAATCGTGTTGCGAGTAAGCCACAAGCAAGTACAAGACCTTCAAAGCAGATTCTTTCGGAATCAAACGAAGTGTCTGACAGGTTTAAAAAATTAGCAGGTTTAATTTAACTTTTATATTGGAGATGAATAAATGAGTATTCAAAATATTCTAGGTTCTACGAGTAATGCTCATAGAAACCTAATGAATGAAAACAAAGTTACAGTCAAGAAGTGGGAAAAGACAGGACTTCTTGAAGGTATCAAGAACGATTATGAAAAGAACTCTATCGCAGTTCTTCTTGAAAATCAGGCAAAACAACTTATCGACGAATCATCACGTACAGGTACAGCAGCTGGCTCAGAAGAGTGGGCTGGTGTTGCTCTTCCACTTGTTCGTCGTATCTTTTCTGAAATCGCAGCAAAGGATTTCGTTTCAGTTCAACCGATGAACCTTCCTTCAGGTCTCGTGTTCTTCCTTGACTTCAAGTATGGAACAGCACAACCAGGGTTTGAAACATCTGCTGGTATCAATTCACAAGCTGACTCTGTATTCGGTGTTACTGGAAACGGTGCAAAGAATGCAGATCCATCAGGCGGTCTTTATGGTGCTGGTCGATTTGGTTATTCAATCAATGAAACATCATCAGCAACTCTTGGTGTAACTTCATCTGCTCACATCGGTGCAGCATTCGCTGCAACAGGTTCAGTAAGTCACACAACACCTTCTGTTTATCAGTTTGATACAGAATTCCAAAATGCTTACTCTGCTTCTTTGAACAGTGGTAACATCTTCACACTCACAGTTCTTTCTTCTTCTATCGGTAACGGTATTCATGACAAAGAAGGAATTCGTGCTTTTGAAATCTCTGGTTCAGGAATTCTTGAGTACTTCCCACAGTACACAGTTGCAAATGCAAATGATTCACAAATAACATTCGTTGTTTCTGCTTCAGCAGTTCCAACAAACTGTGTTGTTAGATATCACAAGCAACCAACATCAATAACTCGTGGTGACTTTGAAGATAAACTTTCAACAGGCGATGCAACAACAGCAATCAACATTCCAGAAATCAACCTTGAACTTCGTTCAGAGTCAATCGTTGCCAAGACACGTAAGTTGAAGGCTGTATGGACACCTGAATTTGCTCAAGATTTGAATGCTTACCACTCAATCGACGCTGAAGCAGAATTGACATCAATGCTTTCTGAGTACATTTCACAAGAAATTGACCTCGAAATCCTTGATATGCTTATCAGAAGTGCTCAGACAACTGAAAGATGGTCAGCTCGTATCGGTCGTGCATATGATGCAACAGCAAACGCAGGTGCCGGTGGTTTCTCTGACTATGCAACAAAC